GATGAAAGAGAATCAACACTAGCAGGAGCCGCCGGTTGTGAAATAGCAGTTGTTCCAAAGAAACCCATTTGTTTAGCACCAGTAGCACTATTACCCGACCTTTTCATTTCTAATATTTTATCTGTTGCCGACACCAACATAGCACTAATATTTCCAAAAGAAATATCGAATACTCCTGTATCTCGTTGCCCTATCTGCCAAATTGGGTCATCAATCGTTGCACCATCAACAGGCGAGGAATTGTCGTTTTGGACTTGTATTTGCCCAAAACTGTTTATTCTAACATTTCCATTATTCCCTTGCACTCTTACAGGGAAATTATCATTGGCTCCGTCAATATGTAAGAAATGTTCCGGTGCAGATGTCCCAATACCGACCTTCCCGTCCGAAAGTATTCTCATATGCTCAGTTGAAACAGTGTCGTCATTTTCATTGATAGCAGCAGTCCCAAATGTCAAGTCGGCTCCCTTATCACTTGTTCCGTGTGCTTCTGCCGCTAATGCAGCAATATAAGCAGAGGATTCTAAAACCGATGAAGGGACATTTCCATCTGTGGAATCAAAACCTATTCCTCCTAGTAAATCAGTGTCGGAAGTTGAAGTATCTTCTCTCACAATCATAATGCCGTTATTTCCGTCAGCACCTGTATGGCTAACTTGAAGTTTGTTCTTTGGAGAAGAAGTCCCAAAACCTACCCTATCATTTCCAGCATCTGCAAATAGTAAATTAGCATCCGAAGAACCCTCCACTCTAAAATTCACATCACTTGCACCCTCATTGACTACTGCTTCAAATCCTCCTAATCTAAGAATTTCCGTAATAGCACCTGCTCTCATAACATGGAATCTCATCCTTCCTCTCTCATCACTATCTGTGGCAACATGGGCATCTGTGGTAATAGCCCCATAAAGAATATCTTCATTTGCGTCGTTATCTCCTTGAAATGCTATTCTGCCAATATCAACTGTTGGGTCGGATGGATGAGAACCTGTTCTTGTAAATGTTAAGTTTGGCTCTGTTGTTGAAGTCCCAGTATTTTCAATAAGAATGGTAGGCTCACCTGCATCTGCATCACTAAGATGAAGCATTTGTGTTGGCGAAGAAGTGCCAATACCAATATTACCATCATCGTCTATTCTCATTCTTTCTGTTTCGGAACCATCACCTGTTAAGAATCGTATTCCATGTCTTGAATCACTAGCAATATCCATGCCGATAAAAGCAGAACTACCTGTTCTTTCAAGAGTAATTCTTCCTGTTTGGTCATCTGTGGAGTTTGGAGAAATTAAGGAAATGCCCGTCCTGCCAATACTACTACCAACATCTTTTGAAATGACTAATTCCGCATCATTTTTATCAGTGCTTAAAATATTTACTCTCCCGCTCCCGTGAGGAGTCAAATTGATATTTGCATTTGAGTTGGTGGTAGTAATATCAATGCTATTAGCATCACAACTAATTGTCCCCATTTCGGTATAAACCCCGCTATTATCTCTAGCAATACTAAAAGAATTAGCAGTTTTTGTAGTGGTCAAAAATTGCACATGGCGTTGAGTTGTAGTTTCTCCCGCACCTAATCTTAGAACGGCGATAGGAATGTCTGTAGTAGCAGGATTAGGAACAATATCGGTAATGATTGTTCCGCCGTTGTTCTTCAATTCAAGAGCATTTGAAGAATTAACGACAAGAAGGTAATAGGCGAAACCCGATGTAGGCTCCTCAAATGCGGCAGGAGTTCCTTGAGTGAAGTTTGCTGTAGAAACAGCCGCTTGTAGAGCCCCGTTACGGACGACCCTTCCAGCCGCTACAGAGAATTGGGTTTTACCGCTAGAATCGCTTTGAGTAATATCAAAATCATTTCCTTCAATGATAGCATAGTTTCCTTGTGTAGCGATATTCAAGGCATGAAACAATGCGCTATGTGGGAAATCTGTTCCGTCTACTAAACCGCTAATTGTAGGGTCTACACCCATTCTACTAAATCCTCTGTTGTTTGCACTACTCGTCATCATTCAACCTCCAATGTTATGAAGAAATCTACATTTTCTGTAGAGAATGGTCCAACACCTTCAAAATTTAGTCGGGTTAGCATTTTGCTGAAATCTGCGTTGAATATACCTAACTCTCTTATGGTATATCCAGCGATTGAACCCCCTGCTATTGTAAACTTGAAATCAACTACATTCTCATCCGATTTTGAAGAGGTAATTGTAGATACATCAAAAATGGGAACATCTAAATTAGTGGTGATGGGGCTACTGTTATTCCCTCCAACACCCACTCTAGCCTTAGTGTAGGTTGTTTTTAAATAAGTAGCCAAATCCTCTCTAGCACTATCTGTAATCAAAAGTCCACATCCCTAATTGTTGTAGTTGTTATTGCTGCTGTCCCCATTGGGATGCTGAATCCAATTGTTCGGACGAAGCCAATCTTATTAGTTGTTGCCGAAGCCTCTCTCTTTTGAATCAAAAGTTTGCGTTCTCTCAATGAAACCAAGTCCAAAAGGGAGACATTTTCTTCGGACTGAATGAGGTCTCTTGAACGGAGTTTTGCTTTGTTAGAGTTTGTGGTAATAAGTAATTCAGCGAATCTATCTTCCATACCCTTTGAGAATTTTCCGAGTTCCATTTTTATAAACCCATCAATTTGATGCTTCATTTCTAAAATTTGATATTGGTTCTTTGGGATATTTTCTTGAATCAATTCAAAAGAAATAGTATCCCCTGCCCTAAGTTGGCTAAAATTAGTATGTCCCAACTCAATGCTGATTCTTTCATTTTCTTTTGAATGAAGTCTTAACAATTCCGTAGCCTTATCATCCACATCCTCTTGTGTGAAAATACTAGAGTCTTCCACCTCCAAAGTTTTCTTACCCACCCTTTTGATGCTACGGAGATTACTTTTCTTGGAGACATGGCTGGAACCGTAAACAATAATTTCATTGTAGAAATCAAATAATCCACTGGATTTCTTGAAATCCTTAATCTGTAGTTGTTGGTTCCTATCGGAGATAAACAGTGAAGGGCGTAAATCAACATCATCGGACTCTTTAATCTTAAATTTGTCATCTTCGTAAATCAATTCTTTGTCTTTTCTTTTGAGGATATAGTTGATAGCAGAGAACAAATTCACACTCTTAAAATTAGGTGCTAAGAAAAGAGGATAGGTTGAATCCGGTATCTCGTATTGGATATCGTTGGATTCTAACAAATCATTCAACATATTATCTGCTTCATGGCTGATGTTCACAACCGAACCAATCATGGCTCTTTCTATAGGGGGAACAATATTTGAAGCAGTTGTAATTGTAAAAGTTTCAGACATAGAGACAAGACCATGTTTCTCTTTCATCTCTCCGAATTCAATGTAAGAACCTTGATTTGTTCCTAAATATCGCTGATTAATTGAAGTTTTGTGTTTGTTTATTCCATCTGTGATACACATGGTAAACTGATTTTCGTATAAAGATTCTACATCCGAGAGAATGACATAGGCCTCTGTATGGGTCCTAGGGACGACCTCTTCTCTATTGCTCAAGAGAAATTCGCTTTGTGCGTCTGTATCAACCAAAACATACATGGATAGAACCGCTTCATTGTGTCCGATATTACCCCCAAGTGGTGAATCTCTTTCCCCCGAACCAAAGCCTAAAGCGTAATCTCTTGTTGTAGAGTATGTTTTATCTTCATAGGCTATCTTTGTATATTCGCTAGACAGAGTATTTAATTTAATTTTGTTAGGAGTAAAGTCATAAAAGGCTGTTTCGTTAGGTTGCATGATTCTGTAAAATCCGTTTGCCAAATCAGCATCAACTTGGATAATGTGAGTTAGCGTAGTGTTGTCTGTCTCAATTTCGTGACTCAAAACATACCCTAAGTTGTTAGGGATTGTATTGTTAATCCCCCCCGTTGTTCCTGTGGCTGTCCCTGTTCCGAATTCCTTACCAACTTCCGAAGCCAAATAGCATCCTGTTAAGTCCGTGATATAATCTAGAATTTCCGAACTGGTAATTCTGTAGAAGTAAATAGTTTTGTTATTAGGTCCAGCGTAAGAATTCTTTGTGATGTTTGATTCGTTCGTATCTAGGTTGAGCCTTGCTTTGAATCCCATGAATACACCTTCTGCATCAGTAGAAGTTGCACTTCTAGCGCCCCCATTCGGGCCATCCAAAGTCATAAACTGTGTATTCAATCCCATGTTTACAGTTGTAATTGAGTTTGCATACTTCCGAACATGAGTGTTATCGTTGTAAGTAAAGACTGTCCCCTTGCTCAAAATCTCGTCGCCACGGTTGCCTCCTTCCACATCGTATCGGTCAAGAACAACACCGAACAAATCTGCTTGGAAGGAATTATCAGCAGTCCCTACTGAATCGGGAAGGCTGTCAATCTTCTTCAACCATCGGCTAGGATGCCCTGAGACGCTATTCCCAATTGTTTGATTGTCGTTGAAACTTAGCGGTAGAATAACATTGGAGAGATTGGTAGCGGTGCTTCCGCCAGCCTCATTGAAGTCATTTCCAAAGACCGTGGTAAATTCGGAATTAGTGTATGCGTCGTTGTGAAGCGTTCCTCGGTGGAGAGTGATACCTCTTTCAAACTGGACGAGTGAATCTTTTTCTCCATGACCTTTGAGAGTACCCTTGCTAATTGTAGCCTTGTAGAGGGTTCCTGTGTAAGCAGAACCGTTGTTTGTTGGGATGGGTGCGGCGTTGAGATTGATTGTGAATGGAGACGAGGTAGGATTCTGCGCTCCATTAGCAGTTCCGATGAGATTACCCGCAGAGTCTACAAGCAATTCATTATCTGCTACGGTCACGCTACCCGATAAAGAAATAGAAGTTGAGCCATAAGAAGAAACAGTTACGCTGAGAGATGAAATAGTGTGATAGTGATAGATAAACGACGGTATCTGCTTTGTTTTTCTAGGAGGCTTTTCAGCGTTAAATTGATTGAATGCAGTATCAAAAACCAATTCTGTAAGTCGCATAATACCTGTTCTTTTCAGTTGGACGATATCCTTATCCACTTCTATTATTCCAGCGTCAATGTAGGTCTCGTCTGTATATTTTACAGTAGAACCTCTTGATGAATATTTAGATTGTCCTTCTGAAAAGGAACCTTCTGTAGGTTCCCCCAATAGCATAAGTTTGAATTTTTTCAAGTCATCTTTTTCCGTAATTATATTTCCTACTCTTCCTGTTCCGATAGAGAAAGTCATATTGAAGATGCTATCGCTCCTCTTGCTGGAATAGGGTGTTGAATCACTAGTTGAAAACAAAAATAGTCTTCTAGATTTAGGGTCAAATTGTTCCAAGTAATCCTTAACGAGATATTTTGATTTTGTTATTTCTGTGTTTATCGTCGGTGGTGTGACATCTACAATAACAGGCTTCGTATGACCGGATTCATACACATCGTAATCAAAGAAAAGAGAACCTGCGGCAGGGGAATTACCTCTTGCTTCTATCGGTAAATGATTGCTGTTCGTGAATTTAAAGTCTCTACCTATTGTTCCATTATAATATACTGCACTCTCAAAATGTCTTACAGGATTCACCTTATAGCAAGAGGCATAATACTTGATTTTACTACCCCCCTCATAGTAATTATTTTCAAAATTTTGGGCAGAAGTTGTGATAGAACGAGAAACGAAATCAAATACCCCTTTTTCCAAGTGCATAATTCTGTATTGAGGAGTCCCGTATCTTTCCGTAGTGGTAGCGCTTTGGGAGCGCTGTCCGGTATAAGTCACAAATGTTCCAGCCTTATTATTGAAGAAAAGAGGGTGTAAAAGTGAAACGAATTTGCCTCCATGTAAGTGCGCTCCATTCGTTAAATACAAATCTTGAGTATATTTCTCTTCATAGTTTTGTCCACCAACAGGAGAGAAATCATCTAATATCTGCACTGCATCACTGGCCGAATGTGAAATAGGCCTATCCACATATATTTTCCAATTACTACTTGTGCTTTCCTTCACAACTTGAACAACATATCCTACGAATGCCCCTTCAATGTAGAGGGGGTCTTTTTCGGAAGGAGAATTAACGATTGAAGAAACAGACACATGCCTAATATTGTTAGAGGCACTTGCGGAACCCACCGCACTACCTACTAAAGCCAAATCCACATCAGTGACATCTGCATCATTGAAATCCATTCTACCTAAAGTGACAGGAACATAAGGTGCGAGTTCAAAAGTAGTTTTACCGTCTTTCGTATTTTGCGAAATAACAGTAAAATCAATTAAAGTGTTTACAGTATCAAAACCGGCATAACCTACAGAAGAAGCACCATCAGTCAGTTCTGCTTGGAATGGGTTATCCTTCCCTATTTTTGAAACATTATGTAAATGATAACCTATTGCATTATCGTTATCGGATTTGCTCGTCTTAACAAGTGTAGAATTGTTAGCGATATCTAAACCCGACTCAAAGAATATACCCTTCTCCGAATGCCCGATAAGGCTTGTCGTAGTTTCCGCTACACGATTATTTGATGATAGGGCCTTATTGAATAGGTAGGATTTTTGATTTGATTTCCAAATGTTGCGAGTGGTAAAGGTGGGAGTTCCGACTCCCCCAACTGTGAGTTCACCCGTGGAAGCAAAGGCGTGAGTTTCTAAAGTCACTACCTTTGAGGAAGAGTTGTAAGTAGAAACTCTACCAATATAAGAAAAATTGTTGTTGGTGTATTGAACATACAAATCATCTCCTGTTGTCGGTGCAGAAGTGACAGAAATAAGCGTTAGGGTATTAGATGAAAAGTTCACTGTGTTGGATGTTCCGCAAGAAATTGCTGTTTTAAATGGGCTATCGGACGAATAGATGATATCCTTAGAACTGAGATAATTTTTAGTTATGATAGGGGAGATGAGTTTAGCGTATGTGCTACGACCGTACACTTTCATAAAATTTTGACCGAATTCTCTCTCAGTATCAATTTGTTCAACTGTTCCTTCAAATCTCTCAATCTCAATAGAATAGATTCCACCGATAAAACCAATGTTAGACTCCGACTCATAAAGAGAATTATCAAAAGATAAAGAGAGTGTTTTGGTAGTAGCATTAGAAGAAGAAACAGTAGCCTCTAATAAGTTGCTAAAAACAACTTTGATATTGTAATGTCTATTTTCTACGATTTTAAATGTTGTCAAAAGATTTCCTTTTGATTGACTCCATGCTCTCCTAAACAGCCTATCGCCGGAGGAGGCTATACCCGTAAGGCTCGTGGCCGCAAAAGTTGGAGAAGACTCTAAACGAGTGGATGTTGTCATAACGATAGTTTGTTGATTGGAGGAAAACGAACCAATAGCACTACCAGTTGTAGCGATAATGTAAATTCTATCTCCTATTTTAATTTCGTCTCCTTCTGCTAAAAGAGTAGATAAATCATACTCTGTATTGAAAACAAAATTTGTTCCGGACTGGCTAGAAATAGTAGCCTTTAATGCAAAAAATTCACTTAGGTCTGCTGAATGTAGTCTGTGCCTTACACGAAGAAGGTCGTCGTTTTTTATTTTGGACGACAGAATTCTTTGTGTGTCAATCAATTTAATTTCTGCATATCCACCCTTTTCGCCTATTGATTCAAAAACAGTAAAATCAGTTAAAGAAAAATTAGTGTTTGCTTTCTCCGGAGAGTAAGAATAATGTGTATATCTGTATGGGCCTGTCAGCGCCAAAGTAGACGCATCGGTTTGGTCAAATACATCATTAGCATCTCTTCTAGCATTAAAGAAACACCTACTGTAATCCGTAAAGTCGTTAGATGGTAAAGTAAATCCCTCACTAGAGGTAATAGAATTTTTTGTAGGGTCATCTAGATTTTTTAAGTTATCTACTAAGTTTGCTTTAATCGTATATTTACTATAATCTATGATTCTAGTAGAAAATGCTGTTGTAGTAATAAACGCATTATTCACATTAGGAGTAATGGTTCCACTAGCCGAAGTAATGTATTTAATGAAATATTTAGTGCTATGGTCTAATTCGTTTTTCTTATCCAATCTATCCGAAAAGAAATAGAATAGAGGTCTAGCGCAAATATACGATTTATCGTATCGGTATGTGGAAGAACCGGAAGTAATGTTTTCCGGTTTGATTCCGGCAGATACCGCAACAATGGAAGTTTCTGTTTTCAAGGGTCCACGGAAAATCATAAATTTCGTATCCTTGGCTAGTCCTTTACCCAATCTAGGCTCAAAATCAAATCTGTCACCGGAAACTTCATCCTGTTTTATTTCAGTTATTTTGGCAAAATGGTGTTGTAGTAAATCATCCGAATGAATTAAAACGAAATAATCATAGTTTTGTGAAGATATAGGAGAAATACCATTCAATTGTATTCCGGTTTGTGAGAAATCATCCCAACAATGAATAGAATACCCTTCGGTATCACTGAGATTAGAATACTCTGTTCCCGCCGAATCGCTACCTTGTAGTTGTTGAACAAAGTCTTGGCTATGAGAGCCGTCTGTGGAAATATAAGAAAACATCCTGTGACCACTAGTGACAGAACCAGCATCACTAACAAACATAGGATTGGTTGGACAATCAAAATTGATGTTGTTTGTTGCATCATTGATTGTTGTGACAACCGTTGGGTTGGGAGAAGTGCCTTTACGCATAGCAAAAATAGCCATTACTCATCCACCTCTTCAAATCTAAAATACAATAAAACTTCTGCGAATCTAGGATTTAGCGTTGTCAAATCAAATGTTTCTCTTGCTCCATTTGTAAATGCAAACTCATGTAATTCTCCCATGAATTGGTTATTAGTGTGAGAAGTATCTCTTCCGATAGCACCTACTCCATTAGCACCTAGAAACATATCGCTTGTCGTAAAAGAAAATTCCGAAGTTGAAGAATGTTCACTAGAAGCCACTTCTTTTCCTCCGTAATAAATAGTCATTTTTCTCGTAAGGTCGTTGTATGTGGCCGCAATGTGATGAACTTCATTCACATAGAAGGGGTTTTTTGTGGTAGGAATAAAAATGGTTTTACCCACCAAAAAGTTATCCGATACGCTAATATCTTTCAGGGTTAAGACTGCTCCGGAAACGAGATTGATAGTACCTATTTCTATAAAATCAAATCCATCTCTATAGTAGATTTTTTGCTCATGGTGAAAATTCGCTTCTATGTTGGATGCGAAAGTTATCGTCTTAGTCAAGGTAGAATTGCTATTGACAGCGACAGAAGTAGCCTCTTGAAATTTAACCTTACCTTCGGAGTCAAAACCTACGGTTGATAGTGAAGAACCCTTGTGCGGTTTACCAAAAATAGGAGAGATAACAATTGGACTCGTTAAAGACTCATTCACACCCCCAACACTTACTTCAAATTTAATTCTATATTCTGCTGGATTATTGAATCCATGTTCGCTAGCATTTAACAAAGATAACTTCACTTCTTCGCTATGAAAAACACGCATCTCATATCCGTTAAGGTCGCTAGCAGTTCCAAATTTATTCGTATCATTCAAATAGCGATATGATGTCTTTTGTTCTCTATCTGTAGCGTTGTCAAGAACAGACTTGGTTATTCCAGTCATCATTTTTTCGCTATTTGTCGTGAAGGGCATAATTGTTATTGCTCCATAACCATTGATGTCATAAGGGGTTAAGGTTGATTCTATTGTAAAAGAATCCTTATGGTTCCAAATACCATACCTTACATCATCAGAAGATATTGCACCATCAGCCCCTATGGGTATGTTGTCGCTATAATCAATTTTAACAAAAGAATTACACATAACAGGGAATACCAAACTTCTTTGTTTTCCTGTTAAAAGACGATACATGAAATCACTCCAAAGCGTCTTCTATTTTTGTAATAAGGTTTCCTTGAGGGAATACAGTAGCGACTTCAAATTGTAAATTAAAAGATACATCAATTGTAGTGGACTCAATAGTTGTGCTAAATGAGCGAATGAATCCTTTTAATCCGTCTGCCTTGTTATCGGCAGGGAATGTTTTGGGGAATGCAACGCCTTGATTGTCAAATGTACCCGAAGTTACTCCTCCATCGCCTCTAGCACTAAAGGTAAAAGGTATAAGTTGTGTTTCAGAATTAGGAGTTTGGCTTTCAGGTGTTCCCCTTTGGACATAGTTCGCATCCACTTTAGAATCGTAGAGAAAAATTAATTCATTGATGGCTTGGTAAGATTGTAGACCTGTAGAATCTACACTAGAATGAATAAGTTGTGCAATTTCAATCGCTGTGAATTTTCTAGTGATGGCATTGCTTCCCTTTGAGAATTTTTTAGTGATGGAGTCTTCTAAGATGAAACCAGTAATGGAGATTGATTTACTCGCCATTCCTAAATCCAAAGCCGCAGTAACGGATTCCCCTGTCAGTAAACCGCTAAAAGGAACATCTAGAGAAGGAATCGTTTTATTTGTGCTGATGTCTACACTTGTTGCCTTCAAAGGAATGATGTTGTCGGTCAATTCATTACCGCCACTGGCTCCGGCTCCAAGCCGCAAAAATACATAATGGTCTGCCATTTAATCACCCGATTGTGCCTCTAGAAGAGGTTGTTCTGTTCACTTCTTTGTTTATCATGCTTCCAATCTTGGAAGCAATTTGTCGCAGTTCGGTATCGGAAGCGCCAATTCTACCTTGAACATTGACGGTGATATTGTTTACGCTTCCTTTTGAAATCATCTTTTTTGAGTTGTCATTAGAAAACACTCTGCTACCCATTGGAAGTTTGACTAATTCCGGACCTCGTTCACCAACAATGCTAAGACCGGAACCTGTAATTCCTCCTCTAGCATACATTCCTACACCGCCAAAACTCATTCCCGAAAATCGTTCTTTAATTTTATCTCTAGATTTCTTGGCAGAGACTTTATCCTTAACGGCTTGAGCCTTATCCGTTAAATATTTGATAACTGCTTCAACGGCAAAACTAGCAGCATCTTTAATTGCCACACCTACGGCAATAAGACCGGCCTTCAACAAACCAAACGCCACGGTGAATAGACCCTTGAGAATACCCATGAGTATTTTTCCTAGACCTGTTAAGACCATGCCTAGGGAAGACCAAAAGCCACCGCCGCCAAACAACCCGTTGTAGATGAGCATAAATCCATCTTTGATGAGATTAAATGCGGCTATTAGAGGTTCTTTGAGGGAGCGTAAAACTTCCATGAAGGCATTGAATGCGTTTTGGAACGCCTCGCTTTTCAAGAATAGGAGGAGAACTCCGATGGCTAAAGTTAATCCAATGAACATTTTCACTCCTAAAAGAGCGAAGGCTCCTAGGTTTATCAATATCTTCTTAAGCGGAACTTTAGTTAAAATTCCTTGAATTTTATCTGTTCCTGCATAGAATTTCTTTAACGCTTTGTAGGCTCCTCTCCTCATCCGTTTTCTTTTATCATCTGCTTTAGCAAATCCAATTAATTTACTTATCCCGCCCTTTGCGCCCCCTAGAATAGCACCTACACCGCCCATAGCGCCTTTTGCACCCTTCCCAATAGCGCCAGTTGCTCCAAAAGACAGAAAGTTGCCTATTTTTTTTAGATTAGATTCTTGGACTACGCTAGTTCCAGCCATAATAGAAGCAAAAGAAGCATCTCCTGTAGCGGTAAAGGTTTTGCTTAATGCATTTTTAGCCTTCCCAAATTGTTTTGACATAGAACCAAATGCCTTACCTAGCATACCAGCATCCTCGGTTCCCCCTCTCATAACCTTGCTGATTTTACCCAAAGCCAAAAGAGTAGTCTCAACACGATTCTTTAATCTAAAGTAAAAGGGCAAAGTAGCATAACCGATTTTATTCGCAACTGCCATAGTTTTTGCGAAGCCTTTCATTTTACCATTAAAGGACTCTGCGGCATAGTCGGTGTTTCCGATAGCCTGTGCTAACCGTGTAAATACGGATTGCAGTTCGCTTGCATCCCTTGAAGCATCAGTTAAGCGACTCACTTTTTCACCTTCTTCATTTCCTGTTCTATGGTATCCGCCTTCAATTCTTCAAAGTTTCTATGAATGTAAAGGAAATCCATGACCATATTCGCTGGCATTTTCATTATTTCTAGAGGACTAATTGCCAATGCTTTACTCAAAGTGTAAGTAATCAAGAGAGATACGGTTCGGGGGTCAGCCGCCCCCTTTCTTACCGCATCCCTCATTACTCGTTTTTTTGCTCGTTCTCCTCAAAGACCGCTAGCGGGTTTGGTAAAACTTCTTTCAATTGGCTTCCAATGAAAGGGTTGAGTCTAATAATTTCAATCGTTGTCAAACTAGGTTCAGTTCTTGAAACGAAGTTTTCAACGAGATAACGATACATAGCATTCAAGTCAATTCCCATGTCTTGATTCTTAGCATCAATCGTCATTAAGGTTGTAAGAGCCTTTTCTACTTCTAACCAAGTAGGTTCTCTAATCCAAACCTTGAGGCATTCATCGCTTTGTGGCGCTACTTTAAGTTCGTAGCACTTCTCTTCTGTGTGTGCAAAAAGCACCGATTTATCTTTTACAGTATTCATGTTTCTTCCACCTTCAAAAAACCAACAAACAAACAATGTTGGTGGAATGTATCACTCTTCTTCCGCTTTCACGGCTTCCTCCGGTTTGGCCTTCGGCTTCCGGCCCCTCTTTTTGGGGGTAGGTTTTGCCTTTGCCTCTTCCTGTTCTCTATGCTTTCGCTCACGGAGTTCCTTCATCTTCGTGTAGCGGTCTTTTCCTTCAATGGTTGCCAAGGTATCACCCCTGCAAAATCCAATGAGTCTTGACGGTGCATGAGTTGAGCGTTCTTGGAACGATTGTAGCCTCTACCATGACGGCCCCTTTATCTTCGGGGATGGGCCAACTGTTCGTCGTTAGCATGTAGTTGTCAAACTTGAGTCGGATTTGCTCTCCGTTTGACTTGTCAAAGATGAGGTCAATCAAGGCCCCACTACTTGCGGATTGATTTTCGTCTTGTTCTTTCAATTCGTTGAAGAGTTTATCATCGGTGACAAGTGCTGTAAAGGATAATTCGTAGGTTCGCTGTGCAGGAATAGCATCCTTAACAGTCTTGGAACCAACGCCAATGAATCTCTTATCTGTAAGAGTGTTGTTCATCGTCAATGTAAAGTTCGTAATCCGCAAGAAGTTTTGTCCGAATAGGCTAATTGAACCTCCGGAGAAAAAGAATGGTTCTAGGAATTTATCGTTAGCGGAATAATTCTTGAACGAAGTTTCATCCGTGACCGAGCGACGAGCCGCATATTTTTCCCCCTTGGTTAGATTGTGAAGTTTACGAGGCATGGTATCAAGAGTCATTTTCAACTCTTCATTTTCGTTTGCTGTCATTGTAAGAGTGTTCACTCTGTTTCCTGTAGCGATAAGAACGAAGTTGGTATCCTCGTCTGCATCGGCAGTATTCGTGCTGTAAGTGTTCGCAGAAGGAAGTTTAGAAAAGACTTGTTCCATAGCGAAGGAAGGCAAATCGTCTCCATCTTGTTCCGAAAAAGTGTAAGTGATGGGATTTGAAATTGTAGTAGTTCCACTAGGCTCTGTTAGATGGTCTAACTCAGCGAAAGCATCTGTCCCCCTTAGAACGGGCGGAACCATGCCATTGTCAATACTACGATAAAATAGTGGGCCAGTATCTCCTACGCTCGTTCCATTTAGGAAGTATTTATTTCCACCGCCGCCTTGGAAATCGCTGGCAGGATTGGTTGAAGCATCTAGAGTAGCAGTAATCGCAGAACACTTACCAAAGAAATAATAGAGCCAAGCACCATGGTTAGCGACAACATTTACGCTAGCATTTCCAGCAGTTTCAATTCCCTTATACTGATAGGTAAAGTTTCTACTACCGCCAACAAATAAGTTCTGTTGCTTGAATTCTACTTCAAGAGATGGGAAGGTCAAGGATTCTAGAATACCCATCCAATAATCGGCGTTCAAATGTTTTAGGTTAGAAGCGCCACTATTTGCAGGGCAAGGCGCACCGTAGCCTTTCAAGTGATAATAGTCGTTAGTAGCATCAAGGGTAATTGATTGAGCAGGATGGAAAGTAATGGTAGTGGAGGTGTTTCCTGTAATTCTATGGGTAGTGGTATGGGTTCCATTGTCATAAAACTCAAGAACACACCCTACATACAAATCAGTGACCAAATCAAACCTACTTGTAAAATCGGAATGTAGAGTCAATTCGTTTTTATCCGAGTTCAAACTTGCCGGTTTCAAATAAATATCAACTTCGGGAACAAATGTTACCGATGAACCGCTTCCTAAAAATATATTCGTGTTAGCCATAATCCCACTTCCTTACAAACAAACTAAGGGACTGTTTGAGCGAATCGCTTTGCTTCCAAATTTACTTTGTATCCGAATAGTCGTTTTGCTCTATCATTTGATTCACTTCTTGAACCGATAAATAGTTGATTAAAACATGAATTATCCGAAGACTCGTACCCCCTACGCTTGCTCTCAACCACCCTACGAGTAATCAGGTATAAAGCCCTTAGCCTGTCTTTGCCAAAATCAGCATCCGTCCCTGCTCTTTCATCATGGACAGTTCTAATGTGTAAAGTAAAGGTGTAAGTTTCATTTCTTACATCATAAAAAACCGTTGGATATTCTACAGAATTAGCATCTTCAAAAACGATAATGACATCCTTTGAAGAGAGGTCGTATCTTACTCCTTTATTTTTCTCCAAAGACCTAACATCAACGAAGTTAGGCTTGGAAGAATGCGAAACATCAATCGTTCCATCATCTACAAGGGCGGTTGCCGAAGTTGTCCATTGAGTATTCAATAAATCAATAACTAGGCTAACTTCGTCCACCGAATACCCCCTCAATTTTCTTTTCTACTTCCTTGCTAATATGTTGAGCGTAAGCCATTTCAGCATTCTCAATCATTTCATCGTTTGAAAAAGAAACATCAAATCCTAATAATCTAGATAACTCAATCATTTGGATATTTCTTTGCTTCTCTCTTTCTAGGAATCTATTGAAAATATCTGTGGCTTCTCGGAATGACATATCAATCAATCAAATACAACAAGTCTTTCTTCCCATCAAGGATTTCCATAGCCTCTTTTCGGAGAATGTCATACTTTTCCTTGGTAGAAATATTTCCTCCTGTATCAGCAATAAGAATAGTTTGGTCATCGTGTCTCAGTATTTCTGCTGCTGATAATTTAGTAGCAGCCTCATGGATAGCAGAAGGCACCCTACCATCACCAGCAATGAAATTTACAATGACAGAGTTTTTGTTGTGGTAAGGGTATCTCTTCATAAAAAAAATCCTACCATCATTATCCATCATCCAAAAGTCCCCTAATCTTCTCATCTCTTGCTTATCTGTAAAGGGCTCAAGAATGGTGTTAGAGTTTTCTCCTGCTTGGTCGGATACAGTTATTTGGCAATCGGACCCATCTTCTCCCTCTAAAAGGCTAGAAATGTGAATCTTACTTCCATCTTGTTTATCCGTATAAGCATAAAAAAAGTCGGATATGTTGTAGGAGTTAGGGCTAGAGGTTAATGCTTTCTCGGAAGTGGCTCCTGTAAATTGTGCTGTTTTTGCAGGAAACTCTTCGTTGATTAGGGCAACAATCTCCTTTGCTGTGGTCTTAGCCCCGAAAGAAGAATTGAATCTAGCAGCGTTTACTACTGGTGTATCTGTATGGGCATGATATTTCAATTCCCAAACATTTCCGGAATTCGGCAATTGTAATGTGATTTTATTGATTTTAGTATAGTCGCTAGCATCCAAAGTAATGCTTGCTTGTGCAGAAGCAAGTTCTCTGTAGTTATTACCTTCCCAAACTTGTAGACTAACAATCTTTCTAATCTTCATTTGGTTAAGTTGAACAAAACCAACATAGCCGCCATAGTAGGAATTGATAGGATGTCTTGTAAATTCAAAATCTCTAAATTCATCCTTCCAAATAATAGGGCGATAAGAACGCCCTACTTTATCATCAATTGTTCCTTCCACCCTTTTGATAATGCTACCGATTTGAGCATCAGTAGGATTTGTTAAGGAAGTAAATGCTGGAATTTGTAAAAGGTCGGAAATAGCGTCTTTATTTGTGTAAAAGCCCTTTCCTTGGGAATAATTGACATCAATATTTGTGTAGTCGCTTGGGGATGATGATACAGGCACAATTAACCCTCCAACGCTTCTTCTAATTCATAGGTGTTAGCCAATAGATTCTGTAGAAAATCTATCGCTTCTTCTCTAGTCTTCCCCACTTGTTCTGTGTAAGAACCTGTTTTAGCGGCATCTTCTTCCCCATCTATCTCGGAAATTTTGAAATATTTAGGGATATTTCGTGAAACTCTTCTTCCCTCAGCGTAGTTTCCCCGTCCCTCTGTAAGAATTGGGATTTTTGTAAATCGCAATTCCCCTTTAACCTCTACTTCCAATTGTGAAAAAATAGGGTCAAAGAAAAAGACATCTTTTCTAAATTCGTTCTTGTAGGGGTCAAGAATAACTTCTTCGGGGACTATCACTTTGACCTCCACCATCTTCTTAAAATCCGACAAGACATCAATTATTTTTCTTCTTTCTCCACCTGTTTCTTTTGGAAATAGACAATGCATGAGAAGTTTGAAAGCGGTATTCTTATCTAAATCTTTCAAAGAAAGAATAACTCTAGCCTCTGAAAAAAGAGTCATTCTTTCCTCTCCTCTTTTCACGCTTGTTTTCTGTTGAGAGGTGTCTACCTCCACATCATATATATCCATCAAATTAAAACCGTTGATATCCATTTCAAGTTTTTTATCTAGCCCATGCGCTTCTAAAAATGTTTTACCTTTAGGGTCGTTCACTCTTCTCCATTTAGTTTCTTCACTATAATGGCTTTCCAACAAAGGCTCATCCTGTTTAGTAATGGTGGCTTTTGTTTTCGGATAATCCACCCTAAACAAATTGCTAGGCCCGTAGTTTACGAGAACTTGCTCCGTAAGAGTTTTCTTTTCCTCATCTCCAAAGGAAATAACAATTTTGCCCCTACCTCTAGTCACTTCCATATTGTTTTTCATTGTATCCACTAGAGTCTTGAAAGGATATTCATCGGATTCCTCTTCTAAAATTTCTTCCATATTTTCAATAATGACATCAGCATCGCTAGGCCCATCTACAGAGCCGGAAGCCGTAAGTCTTTCGTATTCGGAAGTTTCTTCACCTTTACCAATAATTTTAGAAAAGTTGTCGGGATTTTTCAAGTCGTTAATAGAAAAATCCATTTGTGTAAAATCAAGAAGGCCTTCTTTAAATGGTTTAATTTTATTTAATTCGCTCAAATTAGCGGTTGTTAATGTAGACAATTTCTCGTTAAGAATTCGTATGGCTTCACTCACATTATCTTCATAGGCCAAACTTTTGTTTAGGGCTTCCATTCTTTCAATATTTTCATCAAGTTGGGAATCTTCTTGATTACTTTTTTCTTCCAAATAGCCAAACGCTATGTTTTTTAGAATAAGCGCTTGCCCTAAAGCCTCAACATCGGTGACTGTATTGGAGTCAAAGAGTAGAACCTTTACCATTTAAATCAACTCACATTAACCATTTAGCCCAAGCCGCACCCTTTTGGATAGCAGAACCTAGATGTAGGCCGCTAGATGGCGGCTCATAACTTGTCTGTCCTGTTTTGGGGTCAATCCAATATGGCCTTCCATATCCATCTTGTCCCGAAGGGGGGATAGGATATCCAGTTCCATTATTCACGGCCCCTTGCATTTGATTATATTGCTGAGAATGTCCAGTCACTCCCGCTATAGCCATGCCTGTATTGGGTTGCATTGGTTGTTGCATCTGTTGTTGCATTGGCATTCCTCCTCCCATATTAGAATTAAATCCTTGAGATTCAAGATATTGTTGTTTTGCCATTTTTCTTTGCATAACAACTTCACTATCTATGGCCGAATTCACAATAGCATTAATGTCTAATTGAATATTTTCTTGAGTGATTTTTTCGTATTCTCGGAGACAATCCGGATGAACTGACATCTTACCAGTAGTAGAGTCTTGAACAAATTCAATTTTAGAAAGCATTTGGCTAACAACTCTTTCCATAACATCTTCCATCATTTTCTCAAAGGTTGTCAAAAATTTAACTCCATGGTATTGGAAAAATTCTTCTACATGGTTGTCTTGTAAAGAAAGAAGATTGTTTACTGTTTTGAATTGTGTATCTTGTGATGCGCTAATTGCACCCACGATGTCTTTATTGTTTGGACCAAATACCATTTTATTCACCTTTTCCTTGTACCAAGAATTCCATTCTTTCTAGTGCTGTCCTAACTTCTTGGGTTATTCTAATGACTTCTTGAGGAGGAGTTTCTTCTGCTTCTTGTTGAGGCGGTTTTATAATCCACCCTGCACTAGTAAGAGAAATAACATCCTCCCTTGTCAATGTGGTGGCTGGCCCTTTAGATAAGACTTGTGGCAATCTAGGCTTCGGTATGAATGCTTTAAAATCTAACCCATGTTCTTCTGCCATTATTTGCTGCTGTAACATTTCCATTTGTTTATGAAAACCAGCGTGCTTTGGGCAGTATGTCCCCCTCATTGGTCTACCTTTTTCTACATGAGTTAAGGGTATAGGGGGTCTCATGTAGTCTCCTGCTTCCCAAACCTGATGAGTGCCGCAAACAACACACCGTTCTTTGAGATTAAATTTCCAACTGTAATTGATGAATAAGAATTTTTTCTTTTCAGCCATCAATACCTTTCTAATCTCTTTGAGCCTTTTCTTTGGCTTGAGAGTCCTGTATTGATATTCTTCTACTGGCCCACTTGCTCTCGCTTGAACAAGAGGCGGTAAAAATGGGTTGCTTGTCTGTGCTGATTGTGCGCCTATTAAGTTTGGTTGTTGATACATTTTTCTTCACCTAGTAATCTTTAATCATTGTAGTGACTCCACGATAAACCATTTCGGGTTGAGACTTAGCCGATACTATGTATTTGAATGTCGGTATCCCTCGTTCATTTAGTTTTTGCATCCCGTAATGAAAAGGTTCAAAAATTGGGTGTTTACTAATGTCTCCATCGTATTTGTATTTCTCTCCCCACATGTCGTATTTATTAGCCCAAATACTGATTGCTAAAGGGAAATCCTCTTCCTTTTTCTTTTTACCGTTGGGCCAACGAGAGGAACATATTGAGTCTACTAAAAATTTCCATGCTAGTTGATGGTCCAAATTAGCGCTGCTATCCAAATGTCTATGGTCAATCATAAAGATAATATATCTAACCTTTCTACTTTTCATATCTTTAACCCATTCTTTCCAATAAATAGATTCTCCTCCGATATCCGAAGAGCGTATGGTATGTAATTCTCCTTCAAACTTTATTCTTTTGCGGGTTGCTCTATGAACACCAACGGTTCTTTCCTTGATTTGCGCTACCTCTCCCCTTGTTCTTAATTGGTGGCTCAATGTTGTTTTCCCAACCATTGTTGCCCCATAGACTCCGAAATTTATTGCATGAATTTTTTTGTAAAATCCTATAATTGCTTCACCGACAAGAATAGCAAAGCCTGTCATTAATGACATTTAATCACCCAAAGTATTTTTCCAACATTTTTTTCATATGTTCTTTTACTTCCATTACATCTTCATCTAGCGATAGTTCCATTCCTGCTGAACTTCTAAAGTATCCTGTAATTTTAGGATGGTTATATTCCGTCGCATCATTTATCAAATCCATTAACTCCGTCACCTTCCTTTTTACTACATCGTCGGGTAGATATTTGTATGCTATATCTTTATCATGTGAAATACCTCTTGGCATTCCCATCTCTTTTTTGTTTCTTATGTTTCTATTAACGGTATATTCTTTGTCGCCTTCCAACCGTTTTTCTTTATTTGTTTTCAGGGCTTGCTTTATCATAGGCTTTCCTTCGTCCTTTATTGAATATATTTTAGAACCAAAAAAAGCATAAATCAACGCTTCATCTAAAGAAGGAGTCCAATATTCAGTATCTTCCCTTCCTTGTGTTCCTTGAAACAATTTACTGTAAGTATTGATGTAATCCTTTACTGGGGAACCATCTAAATCAAAAATAGTAGATTGTATTTTGTAAGGTGATTTGAGGATGTCCTTCCACATATTAATGCCCCCACCCGTTTAACAAAGTGTCAAACAGAAACCCCATGATATTGATGTCAAGGACAACCCCGATAATATTTCCAGTGAGGAACGAAAAAAGTGCTATACTACTTCCCCAAAAAAGCATTCTCATCTTCAAAAAGAAGATATCCGCCGAATGCGCTCTTTGTTGGTTGTAGGCGTAATCGGATTCGGAAAACCCCATTAAGTCTCCAAGAACCATATGGGTTCACCTCATTGAAGTTGAGATAAGAATTCCGCACCTAAATCATTATCTTCAATAGTTTGGTAAGTGGTGATATCGGGAATCCTTGTCGTATTGAAGTCTTGTTGGAATGTTTTTAGAGAATCCTGCATTCTTTTTCTCTGTTGTTCTTCCTTGTTCTTCATCTTCCAATAAGATTCAATTCTACGGTCAAGAAGGCCTTGTTCTATGTAGTCATTGAGAAAGAGGTCATTGAGGGCTTTCATAATCAAAATAGCACCAACTGTAATGAGCCCAAATAAGACCCCATGCGCTAAATGCGTGTATGGGAATTGTGTCCCAAATTCTGCATAGAAGAAAACATTTGCTCCGCTAACTACCCCTACAAAAAGAATAGTCATAATCAACCGTGTGTCTGCGTTAAGAGCCGCCAAAAAAACACCTCAAGAGAATTCTACTGAAACTGCGGCTCCTTCGCCAGCCCCACTAGAAATGCT